TTTTTGGTTATTTTACCTTCCAACCATTGGAAGAATAAATGCTGCCTTATTTCTATTATGTGTTCTTCAAAGGTTTTCATAATACCTCCTATATTTTGTTTAGTAAGTATTCTGCCGCTTGGTATATATCACCGGCGAAGAACTCGGCCGCGTAACTCTCACAAGTTGCGCGGTTGTCTTCTATAAATTTGTCTAATTGTTCTTGCGTAAAATTCATTGGGCCTCCTATGCTAATTTGAACTTAAAACTATTACAGTCAAAAGAGTGGCAGCAAATACTTACTACGCCGTTTTTGTCGTAGTCGTTACACCACCAACCTGAAGGACTTTCAATAATTTTCTTGGCGAAGTTCACAGCGTCTTTTATTTCACCTTCTCTGAAGTTTACTGCATTGTCATAAGCGTAATCGTCAGTATAAACGCCGTCGCAGTGTAACCATTCAAACTGGTGATTTATTAGCGCTCTTATCGCGTGCGGTATAGTCCATTTTTTAGGTACTTCTTTCAACGGTTTATATACGCTTAAATCTTTTGCAAGAAATCTTGTAGCCTGTTCTTCTCTTAAATAAACGCTAATTTTTTCACTGTCAGAGCAGATAGAGTAATCATCAATATTTACTTCTTTTGTAAGTAATTTATAAAATTCTTCAAAATCTCTGTACTCCATAATTTCTTGGTAAGAATCAATATTACGGAAGCAAAAACTTAAAGCGTTTACCATTTTGCCTCTTTTGCCGGCATTGGTATAATCTCTAACTATAATTTGTTCGTGTCTGTAATTTCTAATTTCAAAGATATGATCTTTGTATGTAAATTCTTTTGTTTCCCAGCCTTGTACCGGCTCATTGTTTAATAGTTCGTTAATTGTTATCATTTTTACCGCCTTTCTTAATTGTTCCATTGAATATTATGTACTTCTATGTATTCTTTTAATGCTTCTAACATTGTTGTATTGAATAAAGGATCTTGTATGGCCCTTAATGTGAACTTACCTAATAGTCTGATAGGATCTTCTTTGCAAGTTTCAATGTGCAATTTTACCGCTTCTCTGCAAGCTGTCATATTGTATCTTTCGTCTATCATTTGTACCGCCTTTCTGTTTTAACTTGTCCTTACATTATTAGTATAAACTATTTTAGATATTTTTGCAATACCAAAATATCAAATAAATTACAAAAACCAGTCAGGGCATGAAAAATTCATGTTTACAAAACTTAACAAATAACAAAGAAAATATCAGGCCCTATGATTAGTTCTGAAGCACCTTGCAGCTTTTCTGCTTATATTTGAATGAATGATTAGAGCAGACTTTTTATTTTTAATTTGACAAAATTATAGTAGCCGTTGCAGCAAGAGCGAAAACCGATATAAAGCCAGCATATATGCGGCAAGGTTGAGTTATTAAGGCAGTTAGCGGAGGTTTCGCGTTGTTGAATATTACAAAAATTGAATGTGGGAATATTGCTCAAACCGGTAGAATTTATAATATCGGTTCAAATTCATTTCTTGTATATGTAGACGAACACACCGGCTGCGGCCAGCCCGTAGCAGAAATAAGACACAAAACACCTTCCGGCGAATTTATCACAAGTTCAAGACGAATAGGAAAAGCAGCAGACAGACTACTTGAAAAGCACGGCCTACAATTCTTGCAATTTGAATATAAAACATTTTCAGGAACACGCGCAAAAGAATATAGCTTTTTTAATCAATACGGAGTTATCTATAATGACAATGGCGCAAGGGTAGCAACACAAGACGAATTTTTGAATATGTCAAGGCAAGAAATAAACGCAAGACTAAACGAAAGATTTTATAAAAAAGACAAAGTAAAAATTTAATATTCAATTACGACGAGAGATTTTGGGAAAGCGCGCCAGTTATGGCGCTTTTTATTAGCGAAAGAAGGCAGATTTGATAAGAGCAATTATAAGATTCTTAATGCTGCAAATTATATTATTTATTGACGGGCTTATAGTTACGGTTTTTGACAAAAACGAAATCATAAGCTATCAGCTATTGGTTAAGCCGATACAAAAAACACCTTCAGAACAGCAGCAAATATTAGTCAATTATCTTAAAAAATGCCACAAGCAAACTTATAAAGAGGATAAGAATGACAAAAAAAGATCAAAAAAAGAAGCTGACTGAAAAACAAAAGAAATTTTGTAAGGAATATGTTTTAAGTCTTAACGCGACTAAAGCAGCGGAAAAGGCCGGCTACTCAAAAGATACAGCTTATTCTATTGGTTCTGAAAACCTGAAAAAACCTGAAATTAAAGAATATATTGCGCAGCTTCGGAAAGATGAAGAAGATCAGTTTTATTATTCAAGATCTATGAGCTTCAAAAAATTAGAGCTTGTACAGATGTTAGCGCTTGATAGAAAAGTAGTAAGATACACCAAAGAAGGCGACAGAGAAGAACAGCCAGCGCCGGATATACAAGCTTATATGAAAGCAGAAGAACTTAAAGGGAAATTAAGCGGCTTATATGAAGCTGAAACAAAGCAAGAGATAAGCATAAATTGTATGGGTAATATTAAGATCGGGGGCAAAACCCTAAACCTAAAAGTAGGGAAAGAGCCGACAACAGAGGAGGAATAAAAAATGCCTCCTGAATTAGAATTACCTGAAATATTAGATCTTCCTGATAAATTATTACCTTGCATATATCAAATAAATGATTATGACTACTGGCTGCTACACGGAGGCAGAGGCGGTGGAAAATCTCAAAGTATAGCAAGACTTATTTTATGGATCTGCGAACAAAGAGCAGTAAGAGTATGCTGCGGCCGTGAAACACAAAACACTATAGAAGATTCTGTATATAGAATTTTGGTAGATATTATCGGTGAATATGAACTTGATTTTGATGTTTATAATAACAGAATTGAACACCGGCGCACGGGATCTACAATAATTTTTAGAGGCTTCAAAGAACAGGGCCGCGTAAATATCAAAGGTTTAGAAGGCGTAGACATATTATGGATAGATGAAGCAGAAGCAATTACAAAAGCTACGCTTGATATTATCGTACCAACCATAAGAAAAAATAACGCGATCGTATATTTTACAATGAACCGTAATGTAAGAAAAGACGCTGTATTTGTAGAATTTGCGAAAGATCCTGACTGTAAAGTAATTAAAATAAATTATTACGATAATAAGCACTGCCCTGAAAACCTTATTAAAAAAGCCTTGAAGTGCAAGAAGACTAACCCAGCAGACTACGATCATATATGGGAAGGAAACCCACTGGATCAAGCAAGTGATTATCTTGTAAGTTCTTCAAAACTTGATAAAGCGGCAAAACTTGAAAACATACCAAAAGAACAATATCGCAAGATTAAATGTATGGCCGTAGACTTATCAGGAAACGGCGGCGACTTATGCGTAGCAACACTTACAGAAAGTATCAGTAATTTACACTTCAAAGCTTCACAGCGCGAAGACTGGAACGAACCTGATACAGACATTACAAAAGGTAAGATTATAAGTTTATATTCACGCTGGCAGCCTGATATTTTAATACTTGACGCAGACGGTATGGGCTATCCTATTTATGTTTCAGTTAAGAAAGCAATACCAAAATGTTTGGCCTTTCACGGACAAGGTAAGAGCTTCAGGCAAAATGCTTTCAACCAAAGAGCAGACGGGTATTTGACATTAAAAGACTTTATAGACAATGAATGGCTTGAAATACCGCAAGACGATACAAGAGATCAAATAGAATTTACAAAGAAACAATATAGAGCTAACGGAACTGTAATAATACAGAAAAAAGAAGATCTAAAAGAAGAAATAGGCGAAAGCCCTGATAAAGCCGATAGTTTAATGATGTCAATATATGGGCTTAATTACTATTCATATATGGCAGACGCTAAAGGCGACGAAGACGAAGTAGTATTTATGGATACAAGCTATGATCCATTTGATAATTAAAGGAGGAATTTTAATATGTGTTCACCAAAAACACCAGCACCGGCAGCAGCACCGGCAGCAGCAGAACCAGTAGCAGCACCGACTTACGCAGACGCAGAAGTACAAAAAGCCGGTGAAGTAACAAGACAACAGCAACAAGCACAGGTTAATAGAAATATTAAATCTACAGCGCTTGGAGTAACAGAAGACGCAGCAACTAAAAAGAAAACTTTATTAGGTGAATAATGGAAAATTTTGAAGAAATAAAACTTGATAAGCCATATTTTGAGAGCCGTAGAGCAGAACTTGAAGTAGCATATAATCAGATGAAAGCTGACTGGCAAGAGTTAGCAGATTATTTTCTACCTCGATCTGTTCGCTTTTTAGTGCGTAATGTAAATAAAACGCCTACAAAAAACAAGAAGATCAAAGACAGTGCAACACTAAAGGCAGTGCGCAATTTTTCTTCAGGTATGATGTCAGGCGCTACAAACCCAGCTACAAACTGGTTTAGAATACGCATTAAAAATTATGATATGAAATATGACTGGGCCGTAAAGAAATGGTGTAATATTGTTGAAACAACTATAAAAGATGTTTTCAACGCTTCTAATTTTTATGAGAAGCTGCCGGCAGCCTATAAACAATTAGGCGTATTTGCACTATCTACAATAAGTTTAGAAAGCGATACAGATACAGTAATGCGAGCTAAACTGCTTCCTATAGGTTCTTACAGATATGCGAAGAATGAAAACGGCGTAGTAGATACTATGTGCCGTGTATATATGGAAACAGCAAAAAATCTGTATATGAAGTTCGGCAAAGATAATGTTTCGGAAACGGTTAAAAACTGCGTAAAAAATAAACAGTATGAACAATTATTTGAAGTTGTACATTTTGTAGAGCCAAACGCTGAATATTTACCCGATTCAGTATGGGCCAAAAACAAAAAATATGTATCTGTTTATTATGAAGTAGACGGCGAAAAGGATAAATTCTTATCAAAAAGCGGTTTTGATAAATTCCCTTATGTAGTCTTTGAAGCTGAAGTGAACGGCGAAGATGTATACCCGACAGAGTGCTGCGGTATAAATGCTTTACCTGACGCAAAACAGCTTATGGCTATGGTAGTTGATGAAGGAAAGATCGTAAAGAAAATAGGCAGCCCACAATTAAAAGGGCCGGCAGAACTGAAGAATAAAAAACTTACAGATCAACCGGCAACTTTTACAGAAAATAACCAAAACGGCGACGGCTTGCAGCCAGTTTATCAAGTACCACCGGCAGTAGTTCAACCGCTTGAAGCTTTACTGGAAGCAAAAAGACAGTCTATATATGAATTATTCTTTAATGATTTATTTGCTATGATCCTGAACACTGCTGAAAGAGGCAGAACAGCTACAGAAGTAAACGAATTAAAAGAAGAAAAAATGACATTATTAAGCCCAATACTTGAACAAGTACATAGTGGCTTAAAAACTGTTATGGAATGGATATTTACAGAATGTATGCAGCGTAAAATAATTCCAGCACCACCGGCACAAATTGTAGGCGGCGAACTGGAAATAGAATTTGTTTCAATGTTAGCACAGGCCCAAAAAGCTCAAAAGATAGCAGCTATGGAACGCTTCAGCACATTTACTATAAACCTTGCGCAAGCTATAGATCCTATGCTTGTTAAGAAATTAAATGGCGCGAAGATTATTGATGATTATGCAGACTATGTAAATATCAACCCTGAACAAGTAATACCTACTGAAGATGTAGACAAAATGAGAGAAGCTGCGCAACAAAAACAAGAACAAGCAGAACAAATGGCAGCACTTCAGCAAGGTTCTGAAATAGTTAAGAATGTTGGAGGCGCTGACGCCTTCGGCGGCGAGTTAATGTCAAGGATAGGTTTATAAAATGTTAGATGATGAAAAACTTGAAGAAGCTTTTAAGAACACATTAAACGGTTCAAAATCTGCAATAGATCTATTTTGGCATTTAATTGAAAAATCAGCTTGCTTCAGACAAGGACTGGCAAAAGACGACAGAACAGAAATATATAACAGGGGCTATGGTGATTTTGGGCTATATATAAGAAACTTATTTTTGCAGTATGCACCTGATACATATTTAGAAATTATCAAAAAAGGAGTAGAAGAAAATGACAGAATTGAACACTAATACTGGAAATGACACAGCAGCTATGGAACAACAAACAGCAGCAGATCGGGGCCAGCAAGAAGGGCAAGGACAAGAACAACAGCAAGAAACTTCTTTAGGCGGCAACGCTGAAGAAGAACAAACACAAGAAGGCCAGCAAGAAGGCCAACAAACAGAAGAAAAAAAGAAGGAAGAAGACGGAAAACAAGAAAATGAATTTTTCGGAAAGCCGGAAGCTTACGACTACAAAGATGTTAAACTACCTGAAAATATGCAGCTTGACGCTAATATGACGGGTAAATTTAATGAATATGCAGCCAAACTGAATTTATCACAAAAGGGCGCTAATGATCTTATGGCTATGGCGGTTGAACTAACACAGACGACACAGCAGCAGACTGTAGAAGCTATGGGGAAACTTCAAGAAGCAAAGATCAACGGATACAAACAGCTCTTAAATTCTGATAAAGAAGTAGGCGGCGCAAACTTAAAAGAATCTTTAGCCACAGCGAATGTAGCTTATGACGCATTTTTTCAAGATGAAGACTTGCGACAAGTGCTTGCAGAGGGCGGCTTAAATGTTCACCCTAAATTTATCAAAGCGCTGAAAGCTATTGGTTCACAAATGAAAAATGATACGATACATACTTCAGGTAATTCTGTAGGCGACAAGAAAAGCCGCGAAGATATATTGTATCCTTCAATGAATGAAAACGAGTAACACTTAAAAAAAGGAGTAAAAAACTATGGCAACTTTAGGAACAAGCTATTTGAATTTAGCAGACAGATTAAAAAGAGAAGAAAACGGCGAACAGGCCGCTACTATTATTGAAATGATGAACGAAACAAACGTAGTTATGCAAGACGCTAATGTCATTGAATGTAACGACGGTTCAAGCCACATCACTACAATAAGAACAGGCTTGCCGACTGCAACATTTAGAAGACTTTATGGCTTTGTGCCTCCTTCTAAATCAACTACAGCGCAAGTAAAAGATCCTACTGGTATGTTAGAAACATATTCAATAGTAGACAAAGATCTTGTAGACAAAGCACCAAACCCAAAATTATTCAGATTATCTGAATCAAGCGCTTTTATTGAAGCTATGAATCAGGGCTTACAGACTGAATTTTTCTACGGTAATACAGCTACAAAACCTGAAGGCTTTGACGGTTTAGCTGTAAGATATGGCGCAATATCTACACAAAAAAATAATATTGGCTACAATGTTATTGACGGTGGCGGTACTGGATCTGATAATACTTCAATTTGGTTCGTAACCTTCGGGGATCAACATACTTCTATGATCTATCCTCGCGGTTCAAAAGCTGGTATGCAACATACTGACGACGGCGTACAAACAGAAACAGACGCTAACGGCGGTAAGAGAAAAGTATATCAAGACCACTACAAAATGGATAGCGGCGTAACAGTTAAAGACTGGCGCTCAACTTGCCGTATTTGTAACATTGATGTATCTGATCTTGAAGGACAATCACCGGCAGATTTACTTGAACTAATGCGTAAAGCATATTACAGAACAAAACGCTTTGCTGCTGGCGGCAAAACATTTATCTACTGTAATACAAATGTTTTAATGCACTTTGATAAACAAGTAGACAGCAAAACAAATATTCACTTCAACTATCAAGAATATTTAGGACAAAAAACCTTAACTTACAAAGGTATTCCTATCAGAGAATGTGATCAAATTCTTGATACAGAAGCAAGAGTAGTGTAAACAAAATAGCGCTCTATCAAACGGTAGAGCGCCTTTTATAGTATGTACAAAAATAAATAAGGAGTAATAAAAATGATTTTAGACGAACAAGCATTATTTTCAGATGAACAGGCCGTAACAGCTTCAGCGGCTTCTACAAATGTAATCAAGGTAAATGGTGATATTGGAAAAGGTGAACCAGTAGAAATTCTTGCACAAGTTGTAGCAGACTTCGCTACTTGCACTTCAGTAAAAGTAGGCGTACAAACTTCTGATACTGAAGCTTTTTCAAGTGTTACAACACTTGCAGAAACAGGCGCTATCGCTGTTGCAAGTTTGGTAGCTGGTTATAAATTCCCTATCAAATTTTTACCAAAAGGTATTAAAAAGTATTTAAGACTTTATTATACTGTAGCTGGAAGCAACGCTACTGCCGGCAAAATTACTGCTGGTGTTGTAGACGGTTCTAATGAAGGACATCACATAGCGTAACAAATAAAAGGGCAGAGCATATCTGCCCTTTTTCTGAAAGGAAATAAAAATGGAAGAAACCGCAGCAGAAAAACAAAAATTAACTATTGATAGCTGGCAAGTAGACGACGCTTTAAGAACTCTGATAAGAGCTGAAGAAATTAAGCAGAATAAAGAGCTTATGGATCTTGTAACCAAAAAGGCAGCACTTCAGAAAAAAGTAACAGACGAACTGGCTAATAGAGCAGATAAGTTATTTACATCAATGAATAAGGAGTAAAAAAATGAAAATATTAGTAAAAGAAAGATGTTGGTACAATGATAAACTTTATGATCCTGAAATAGAAGGGGAAATAGTTATAGAATATGCCGGCGAAAAATGCCCGTCTTGGGGTGAAATTGTTGGCGATCAAAAAGACGCACCTAAAAAACCAAACGAAGGAAAAGGCGAAGGTAAAGATCCGGCAGCAAATAAAGTAAAAGTTAAAGATTTACCAGTAGTAGAAAAGAACGCTTTGCTTGAAGCTGCAAAAGCTGTAGGCATTGAAGGTAATCAGATTTTAAGCTGGAACGCTGACACGCTAAAAGCAAAAATAGAAGCTAAAAAATCAAACGAAGGAAAAGATGAATAATGGCAAAATATACTAAAGCTAAAATATTTAATATGGCTTTGAAAAATTTGGGCGTTTCGGTTGGTGTTCAAGGCGCGAATCAAGGCGACAGAAATACTGTAGTTCTTGATGAATTTTACGAAACAGCAAAAGAAAAAACTTTGGCCGATCACGACTGGGGCTTTGCAAGTGCTTTCAGAGAATTGACGCCTACTGGGAATACCAGCCAGCACCCAAAATTTTTATATGAGTATGACTACCCTAATAATTGCGTATTTATCAGGGAAGTATATTTGTATGATAGATCGCTTATGAATAATTCTGAAGAAGCTATATCTTTCAACAATATGGCTTCTTTGCATTATTCTGACAAAGACGAGATTATAAAACATCAAGACTTTGAAACAGCTTCAGATACGGCCGGCAATAGAATAATTTATACAAATGTTCAACCGGCAGTAGCAAGATATACAAGGCTTGTAGGCGAAGAAACATATTTTACGCCTGAATTTGCTATGGCCCTTTCTTGGTATTTAGCATTTTTGGCAGCTTCTTCTATTACCGGCGCAAGAGTTAAAACAGCAGACTGTTTGCAAGTTTATAAGCAAATGTTAAGAGAAGGCAAGACAGCAGACGCAAACGAAGGCTTCAAAGAAGAAGATATGGAGTGCGACTGGATAAAGGCAAGAGATTAAATAAATGACAAGACTTACGCAAAAATCTTTTACGGGGGGTGAATTATCACCCTCTTTATATGCAAGAAATGACCTTGCAAAATATAGTAACGGCTTAAAAAAATTATTAAATGGTTTTGTAAGAGCTGAAGGCTGCGTATCTAATCGCGCCGGCTTGGAATATGTCTGCGAGGTAAAAGACAGCAGCAAGCCTACGCGTATAATACCTTTTGCTTTCAATACAGAACAAACTTATATAATTGAATTAGGCGATAAATATGCACGATATATAAAAGACGGAGGGCAAATAGTTTACCCTGAAGGCGATCCGCAAGAAGGTGAAATTGTTGAAACTGTTACGCCTTATAATTATGCAGATTTATTTATGCTTAAATATGGCCAAAATGCAGATGTATTAACTATATGCCATAAGAACTATACAGCAAAAGAATTATCAAGATCCAGCCACTATAACTGGACTTTATCAAATATTGTATCATCACCGCAAATAACGCCGCCGCAAAGCGTATCGGCTGTTTGGACTGGTTCAACATCATCTAATACGAGAGTATACAAATATGTTGTAACGGCGGTAATGGAAGAAACATACGAAGAAAGCGAAAGATCACAAGAAGCAAGCGCAACAGGCCACTTGGAATCATACTGGACTACTTCTGAATATATGACTATTTCTTGGGCCGCAGTAACCGGCGCAGCAGAATATAATATTTATAGAAGTGTAAATGGTGTTTTTGGCTATATTGGAACTGCCGTAGGAACAAGTTTTACAGATAATAAAATAGAGCCTGACTTAAAAGCTACAGCGCCTATAGCGCGTGATCCTTTTGAAAACGGCAATAACCCTTCTTGCGTAAACTATTTTCAGCAGCGTAAATTATTCGGTAGTTTGAAAAATGCGCCGCAAACACTTGTAACATCACAAACAGGAACAGATAATAACTTTAATATTTCAAGGCCTTTGAACGCTTCAGACAGTATCAATATAAGATTATCTGAAAGAGAAGTAAACGAAATTAGACATCTTATAGGGCTGAATGATTTAATAGTATTAACTTCAGGGGCAGAATGGAAGCTTAACGGTTCTGACGGTACTTTTTCTGCGGCCTCACCGCCTTTATGTGTACCGCAGAGCTACTATGGCTGTTCACATATTCAGCCTTGTGTTTCAGGTAATATGGTATTATTTGTTCAAGCCGGTGGATCTGTAGTAAGAGATCTTGGCTATGAATATGTTTCAGATAGTTATAATGGTGATGAACTGACTATTTTTGCAAGCCATTTATTTGAAAACAAACAAGTAGTAGATATGGCTTATTCTAAAGAGCCATACCGTATTTTATGGTGTGTAATGTCTGACGGCACTTTGAACGCTTTGACATATAACAAAAAACAAGAAGTAGCCGGCTGGCATAGGCATACTACTGACGGCGAATTTGAAAGCGTAGCAGTCATAAGAGAAGGCTTTGAAGATGTAGCTTATTTTGTTGTTAAAAGAACTATTAACGGTCAAACAAAACGATTTATTGAGCGTATGCACTCACGCTTAATAGATAATGCAGAAGACGGCTTTTTTGTGGACTGCGGCCTTAAAGGTGAATTTCAAAGCGAAGTAACAACAATAAGCGGCCTTTCACATCTTGAAGGCAAAGAAGTTTCAATACTTGCAGACGGTGGCGCTTATAAAGCTACTGTAAAAAATGGATCAGTAACGCTGCAAGATCCGGCTAAAAAAATTGTAGTCGGACTTCCTTATACTTTTGAACTTGAAACACTCAATATAGAAGGTGAAAATACGCACGGCCTGAAAAAAATTATCACGGCTGCGAACATCAAAGTAGAAAAATCAAGAGAAGATTTTTTTGTAGTAGGCGACGACGGTACAGAAATACAAAACGCAAGAAGTGTAAATAACAGTGTAAATGACGCTGGCTGGCTTTTTAGCGGCGATATTACCGTATACCCTACAGCAAATTACAAAGAAGACGCAAGTATTAAAATCAAGCAGCCATACCCTTTACCGCTGACAATTACAAGTATTAGCGCAGTTGTTACGATAGAAGACGAGGATACAGATGTACAGAGCGAATAAAACAGATGAAGATGTAGAATACATTTTAGATAATTTGCGATATGAAGACGAGCTGGAATGTAGGACTTTGTTTGGCGAAAACTGGCGAGAAGAAACAAAAAAAAGAATTATGCAAACAAACTTCTATGTAATGCTTGGAAAAGAAAATAACGACGACACGCCAGTATGTATGGGCGGCATAGAGCAAGCAGAAAAAGACGGCGAAGGTATAGGCTGCGCTTGGTTCTTATGCACGAACGAATTAAAAAAACATAGTATACAAATTTTGAAAGAATTAAAAAAGGAAGTAGAAAAAGCAGACGAAAGATTTTGGCTTACTTATAATGTCATTTACGAAAAGAATTATCTTGCTAAAAGGTGGTTAAAGTGGCTTGGTTTTAAGTTTGATAACCCACGCCCTGAAGGTATTGAAATACCTGAAGGTTTTGAATTTTTTTATAGAGTAAGGCCAATAAAAGGACTGGGGGAATAAATTATGTGTATATTTACAGCAATAGGTACAGCGATCGCAACTTCAGTAGGCTTATCAGTTGCAGCAGCCGGCGCGAGTGCTGCTGGCGCAGCGGTAATATCTTCAACTACAGCAGCAGTCATAGGGGGTGTAGCAGTAGCCGGAGTGGCAGCCGGAGTAGCCGGAACAGCACTGGGGGCAGTAGGCGCATATCAGCAAGGGCGAGCGCAAGAAGCGGCATATAATTATCAAGCACAAGTAGCAGAACAAAACAGAAAAATTGCTTTGAATAATGCTGCTATGGAACGGCAATTAGGTTTAGAGGAGGCAAGGCGGCAAAGGATAGCTACGCTTCAAGCAATAGGAAAACAAGAAGTAGCACTTGCGGCAAACGGCGTAGATGTAGGTTATGGAACTTCTTTAGATTTAATAGAAGATACGGCTATGCTTGGGGAACTTGACGCTTTAACTATTGAATATAATTCAGAGAAAAAAGCACGCAATTATGATATAGAAGCTTATAATTTTGCAAATGAAGCAAACTTGGCCCAGTTTTCAGCAAGAAACGCAAGGACAGCCGGAACAATGGGGGCAATAGCCGGAGGGCTTAAAACAATAGGCCAAATAGGTTCAGCAGCCTTATCTTTAGGAGGCGGTATGGGATCTTTAGGCAGCACAACACAACAAGGAATTAAAGTAAGCGGCGGTATTTCAGGCGACGCTATAACTTTTGCATAAAGGAGTAGAAATGGTTACAGTACCTAATTATGAACAAAAAGTAAATTATAGCCACGAACCAACAGGATATTTGAGAGCTAATGCAAACCCTGACGCCTTCGGTGCAAGTATAGCAAAAGCAACAGAAAAGCTGGGGGATACTTCAGCTTGGTTTACTCAAACTATGATCGGCTTACATAATCAAATTCAGGAAATGAACGCAAGAGAGCTGGCCAATTATATTGATCTGCTTGAAAGAACTGACTTACAAGATCCTGAAAACGGGTATTATTCAAAACTCGGCAAAGCTGCTATGAGCGATCCTAACGATCCAAACAGTGGCGCTATGGGCGTAATGAATAATATTGAACAAAAGATAAATCAAAAACAGCAAGAATTAGGCTTAACTTGGGGTAGAGGTCAAAGGGCCGCAGAATCAGTAAAGCTTAAAAAATTAAATATGCTTTATAATGGTGCTGCTGCGCACGAAATAAAACAGACGCAAGCTTGGGGTACAGCTACTTTAGAGGAAGCTCAAAACCTTGCAATAAATAAAGGTATTACTCATAGAGATAGCGCTGAAGATATGGAAACAGCGCTGGGTAATGGTATTGCAACAATTTTAAGTAAGGCGCAGCTTCTACGCTGGGATCAAGATACTACACGCATACAAATTGCAAAATTCAAATCTGATTTTCACGCCGGAGTATTGAACGCATATTTACAAGACGGAAGCCTAAAAGCTTCTGAATACTACGAAGCACACAAAGAAGAACTACTACCAGCAGCGCAAGGTAAATATTTAGGCGCTGTTAAAAACAATGAATTGAATTATATTGCAAGATCTTCAGCAGAAAGATTATACGGGCTTTATCCTGAAGACGAAGCCGGCGCATACGCTGAAGTAGATAAAATTGAAAATGAACAAGAAAGGCAAGCTATAGAAAACAGGCTGACAGCTTTATATAGCAGACAGCGCAGAATAGAGAGCCACGAACAAGATAACTTAATGGATCAAATGTGGGAAAATATAGCAGATAAAATGAAAAACGGGCAAGTACCTTCAGAAGACGATATACCTTATGGCCTCAATGGTAAAAACTGGTATCAGGCCCAAAATGCTATAAATCAGCTTGTCAATAAAGGTGATATTGATACAGATAATTCAGCATATTTAGAGCTATACGAATTAAGAAATACTGACGCGCAACGCTTCGCAAATATGAACCTGACGCAATATAGATCAGTTCTTTCTAATTCAGACTATAAAGCTTTTCAAAAAATGCAGATAGATATTAAGAATATGACGCCTACACAGCTTACAGATCAAGACAAAGCTATTAAAGACGGGCTGAAGGTTCTTGGATATACATATAACAAACAAGGGCAGCTTAACGCTGATCCTTCTTGGTTTCTTGGTGAAAAAACAGAAGCAAAAGCAAAAGCTTTTCAAAATTCTGCAAACGCTTATATTAGAGAACTTGAACTTAAAAAGGGCAAAAATTTGACACAGGGCGAAATAAACAGCGCTATGAAGGAATTTGCACAAAGCTACGCATATAAAGATAAGGCCGGTAAAACTTCAGATCTTTATATTGAAGGTATGAATAAACAAGTAGGCTTTATGCGTAATGTTCTGAATGATTTTCAAGCCGCAGAAAAAGTAAAAGGAAGCGCGCTTACTGATGAAGAAAAATATAAAATAGTTGCTGAACGAGTTTCAAAAACTGCGCAAGAAGACAACAAAGAATTAAGCAGTATACCTACAAGAACAAGCAGTATGCCGCAAGTAGGTGACGTATGGAACGGCCATAGAATAACCAGCACTTACGGAAGACGCGAAAAACCTAAAAAGGGTGCAAGTGAATATCATCAAGGCATAGATCTTTCTTATAACAATAACGAAAAATTTACAGCCTTTGCAAGCGGCAAGGTGGTAAATGTGGCTTTTAATGCCGGTTACGGAAACTATATAGATATTAAGAGCGCAGACGGAACTATACATAGATACGCACACGCAAACAGTTTTATAGCAAAAAAAGGTCAGGAAGTAAAAGCCGGTGATTATATAGGCAGAGCCGGCAGCACTGGTGTTTCAACTGGGCCGCATTTACATTATGAAAAGATAGTAAACGGCAAAAGTGTTGATCCTTTGAAAAGCAATACTTCAAGTAATCGTAAAGCTTATGCAGAAGGAACAGTAATAAGAAACCCTAAAACTGGTGCAAGAATGATAATGAGAGGTGGAAAGTGGCAAGCAATTTAGGACTACCTGAAGGCTTTGAGGTTGAATATTTACCTAATGAAATACCTGAAGGCTTTGAAATAGAACAACAACCGGCAGCACAAGAAGAATACGACGGCCCTACGATTAGTGCGTATAAGCCGCCTACAGTGCTTGATAATCTTAAAAGCGCTTGGCAATTTGTTACAGAAGTGCCAGTAGCAGCTTTTATGGAACAAAAAAAAGATAACGAAGCTGCGGAATTAAGAACAAAAGGTATGCTGCTTCGTAAGGCCGGACAAGATCTTACAGATGAAGAAAAAGCGAAAATAGAAGAACTTGACAAGCCATATAGTCAGGGCCGATATAATCAGGCTAATAATTATGGCATATATAGTAAATTTATACAAACGAGCGAAGGCAAATATTTTCAAGAAGGCAGCGTAGATGTGTTGCCTGAAAGATTTTCTAACGGTGCTAAAAGGTTATATGCAGATGTAATGAAACAAACTGCAATACTTTACAGCATAGGAAAAGACGCTGGAATATGGGCTGGAGTGGGCGCGCTTGGTGGTTTAATTGCCGGTGGGGCAATATCAAGAACGCCGGCCGGCGCTGGCGCTGGTGCGCGTACTGGTGCAAGTTTATTAGCAAGAACAGCAGTAGCAAAGAAAAGTTTTGAGCTTGAAGCTGGTTTTATGAGGCAAGAGCTTGAACAGCTTAATGATGAATTTATAGCAACTGGTACAGAACCTTTAACAGATAACGATATGGATAATTTATCAATGTCTGTAGGTTTAATCAATGCTACTTTAGAATATGTAGGCTTGGGCGCTGTTCTTAAAGCCGTACCAAACGGACAAAAAATATTAGATATGTTCGGTAAAGAAGGCATAAAACAGCTTGCAAAAGATCAAACTTTCAGATCTCAACTTGCGGCTTTATCTATGCAACTTGCAAAAGCCGGTATAGCTGAAGGCTCTACAGAAATGGCGCAAGAATATGTAAACTTTATTTATGGAAACTTGGCAAGGAAAGTACGCGGAGTAGCGCCAAAACCTTTGGCTGATAAAATAGACGAAATTATGCAAGCTGGTTTAGTCGGCTCTGTTTCAGCAATTCTTATGGGCGGCGTAGGTACAACGGCGCAAGTAGGCGCAGTAAAGGTAAAACAAGGTATTGATTCAGTGCGCGCAAACAAAGAAGCTGCTGAAATGACTTTAGACGAAAGAGTAAACTTTACTAATGAGAATATAGATACGCTTGCAGAAATAGCCACAGAACAGGCTAACGAAAATATAAAAACATTAAAAGCCGGAATTTCTTACACAAGAATAAAAGACGAAATGGAAAGACAAGGCGCAAACTCTGAACTTGCAGACACTTCAGCGCAATTCGTACAGCAGCTTGATAATGTTATTACTGATAAATTCGGGGAAGAAGGCGCAGAGCTTTTAAGAAAATCTAACCTTCAGATACTTATAAATCAGAATAATAATACACAAATAAACAACGAAGCACGCTTTATAGATAGTGAAATTAAAGAAAGGCAAGAACAGTCATTTAAGCCCAGTGAACTTTATACAGACGCAAAAACTTTTCAATATAAAGATAATTCAGATGAAAACGGCGTAACAGATAGAATGAACGGGGTAGAAGAATTTGATCCGCTTTACGCCGGTGATATTATCGTATATGAAAGAAAAGACGGCAAGAAATATGTAGTAGACGGCCACCAACGCTTGGGCCTTGCTAAAAGACTTGGAGGGGATAACATAACCCTTAAAGGCTATTTATTCAAGGAAGAAGACGGCTATACGCCTGAACAAATGAGAGTATTAGCAGCGCAAAAAAATATCGCTGAAAATTCGGGAACTGCGCTGGATACTGCAAAAATTATAAAAGAAGTAGGACTTGATAATTTACCTAAAACAATTCCTACTAATTCTGCTATGGTTAAAGACGGCATAGCGCTTTCAAGACTTGGCGATACAGCTTTTCAGAAAGTTGTAAACGGTGAAGTAACAGCAGCACAAGGCGCGCGTATTGCCGATATTATAAGAAATGATGAACAAAAACAAATAGCAGCAATAGACGGCGTAAGACTTGCACGCTTTAATAATTTAGAACAAGTTGCTATGTTTGCCCGTGAAGTGCTTGCAGCAGATACGGTAAAATCAGAGCAAATAAATTTATTTGGTACGCAAGAATTATTCCAAACTACAGCTATTGAAAAAATACAAATTGTAGATAAAGCCGTAAAATCTTTGAAAAATGATAAAAAGATTTTTAGCGGACTTTTGCGCAACAATAGCAAAATTACCGGCAGAGGGAAAAATAAACTTGATAAAGCAACTAATGAAAGAATAAACCAACAAGCAGCAGTAGCAATAGAACTTATAGAGCGCCTTGCTTCTAAACAAGGTATTATTTCAGATAAGGCCCTACAGTTAGCTGCTATGGTTAAAAATGAAGAAATATCTTTAGATGAAGCTGCAAAAGAGTTCAAAGCTTATATGCTTACGCCTGATGTCATAAATGAAATTTTTGGCAGAGTTAAAAAAGAAATTGCGTATAATCAAACTGCAATTAGCCGCTTTGTAAACACTGAAGAAAACCCTTATAAGTCTTTAGATGATGTGGCAGACAATGAAGAAATACTTATTAAACCTGATGAATTTTATTCAAAAGGTTTATATCAGTCTGCAAAAGCTGAAGACTTGGTGAACTGGCGCGCTTTATATCCTGATGTTGCAGCAGATTTAGACGAACAAGACAGACTAAAAGCAGAAGGTTTATTGCCTTCTACGCTTGAAATAAACACGCCTGAACGCATAAAATTAAGAGAAGATATAGCAGCAGAGCTTTACGGCAAAGGCGCTAAAAATAAAAACAAACAGGCTTATATCGTAATCGGCGCGCCGGCAAGTGGTAAGTCTTCTTTATCAGATCCACTGGCAAAGAAAACCGGCAGCCTTATAATTGATTCTGATATGGCAAAAGAACGCTTGCCGGAGTTCATAGAAAGCGACGGCAAAAGAGCGGATCAAGTTCACGAAGAAAGCCAAATTATAGCCAATGAGGTATTAGAAGTCGCTATTGAAAATGGCGATAATGTTTTGCTGCCTATTGTTGGTAAAAGCGAAAACGCAATAATGAGAAGATATAATAAGCTTAATGACGCTGGCTATGATGTACATTTAAGATATGTATATTTACCTATAGAAAAAACAGTAGAAAGAGCTGTAAGCAGATATAGGGAAACTGGCCGACTTGTGCCGCTTGATTATATTGTAAATGAAGTGGGGTACAAACCGCTTCAAAATTATGTTATAATGAAAGAGAAAGGACTTTTTAAGAGTTATGAAGCAGTTTCATCAGAAGTTAAATACGGCGAAAAACCAAAACACCTTGAAGACAACGAAATCAGGGAACTTGTTTCAAGGAAGATTCAACAAGAAAGTAACGCTCAAAGGGAAGACGGACTGGAAACACGATCCGTCGGGCGAGGACTTGGAAATAATCAAGGACTAACATTTAACCAAAGTAACCTTAATGATAAGTTTTACAGTTCTTTTGCAAACAGCAAGGCTGTTGATGAAGACGGAAACCTTAAAATTTTGTATCACGGAAGCGTGAATACTTTTGAAATTTTCGATCAAAGCAAAGCAAGCCCTGAAGGTGATATGGGGGCTGGCTTCTATTTTACAGATAATGAAAATGACGCCGATAGTAATTACCACGACGGCGGCCCTGACTTTGATAATAAAGTAGCAAGACGCGCAGAACAGATCCAGCAAGAAAGAGAAGATCAAGGCGAAGATATAGACTACGACGAAGCAAAAGAAATCGCCGAAAAAGAACTTAAAGGCGATCCTATGCAAGTAAGCGTATATCTTAACATTGAAAACCCTTGCTATGTAGGCGACAATGAAACTACTTTATTTGATTATGACAGTATAAGAGAACAAGCTGAAGACAGAATAAACAGAGAAGATTTTGACGACGAAGACGCTTACGAAGAAGAATTAAACTACGCAATAGATGATACTATTTATGATATTCAAGAAGAAGCCGCAGCAAAGTTATACGATATTTTAAGTGATAGAGATGTAGAAACTGTAAAAGGAATTATAGCTGGCTGCTGTATGGAAGGCGGCGTAAACCTTGAAACACTAAAAGCGAAATTAAATGAAGCATATTTAGAAGACAAAGAAACGGCCGATCTTGTAGGAAACGAAGTGGCCCGTAGAATAGTTGAAAGTTTAGGATATGACGGCATTATAGACAGTACAGTATCAACAAAATTCAATATGGATATGGAAGCTGGAACTACTCATTATATTGCTTTTTATCCTGAACAAATTAAGTCTACTGAAAATCTTGGCACTTGGGATATGAACGATCCTAACATATATCATCAAGACGAAGAAAACCCACGCGGCCAATTCAGAATAGATGAAAACGGCACGGCCATAATTGATATTTTAGAAAACGGCGATCCTTCTACAATATGCCACGAATTAGGCCACTATTATTTATACTCTTTAGATACTCTTGCTAAAGGGGGGAATAAACGCGCTCAAAAAGAATTAGCTGAAGTTTACAGAGTATTCGGAATGAAAGAAGACACTGAATACAATTATGAAGAAATGGTAGACTTTCACGAAAGATTTGCGCGCGGTTTTGAAGCGTACTTAATGGAAGGTTCAGCGCCTTCAAAAAGCTTGCTAACAGTCTTTCAGAACTTCAAAGACTGGTTAAGACAAGTATATAATTCAGTAAAAGATCTTGATATAAATTTATCAGATGAAGCAATTAAACTTTTTGATCGTGTCTTCACTACAGATGAAGAATACGAAAAAGAAGTATTGCCTAAATATCAATACAACTATGTAAAATCTATTGAGCTTGAAGAAGCTATAAACCAGCCTATGTATAAATTCAAAAAGGGCGTATATGATCTTGGAAAGTCTATAAGCACTTGGTATGACAAATTATTTATACCACTTGAAACAAGGCTGGGTAAAATTTCGCCGGAGTTAAGAGATAAATTAAGAAATCACACTGCGCAGCTTGCAGTAACAACCGGCAAAGACTTGAACGCAGCAGCAGATTTTATCAAGAAAACTGAAGCTATGAAGGCCCAAAATAAAGCAGATTATTTAACCTTTGATCTTGCGCTTAAAAATCGTGATGAAAATATGGTAAGAATAATTGCTAATAGATACGGCTTTACTGAAGAATTTAATAAAATAAGAGATATTCTTGAAGATATATATAACAATGCGCTTGAAGTAGGTATTGATGTAGGCTACCTTGATAATTACTTCCCTCGTCTTGTTAAGCACGATATGTCAGAAAAATTTATAGAATACATAGAAGCGCTTGCGCGTAAAGAGCAGCAAGATGTAATAAATCAGGTTATTAAGCTTGAAGACGCTAAAATAAGTATGGTATTAAGAGATCTTGCTGAAGCTGATAATAGCCAGTTTTGGAACGCAGAAGACCGCGCTAAATTCATAAATAATCATATAAGAGGTTTTGGCAAAAATAATATTCTATTATCAAGAAATGCCAGCTTGAAATTTGAACGCCGCATAGATGAACTTGACGGCGATTTTAACCAATTCTATGAAAGCTTTGAACCGGCCCTTATAAACTATATCGGAAATTCAAGAAAAGTAATAGAAGCAAGAAGATTCTTTGGCAGTGAATACAAAGAAGTAGGGAAGCTGCGCGCAAGAATTAAGCGCAAGAAGAAAACGCTTGACGAAGTAAAGGACAGATACCCTAACCTTGCAAAAGCAAAAGAATTAACAAGGCTGAAGTATGAACTTTCACCTATTGAAATTAAACTGGAAGAACTTGAAAACAGACAAGATCTTACAGCAGAACAGGAAGAATACAAACGCAAACTTCAGGGCCAAAAAGAACGATTAAACAGCCAAATAGAATGGGTTGAAGGTGCTAACGCATATCAAGTAAAGGGCGCTGTTATAAATCGTCTTAAAGAAGAAATTAGAGAAACCTCTGAAGAAATTTGTAAAATAATAGGCAATTCTGAAAATGTAGAAGACAGCATAGGCGCGCTTGTAAATACACTTGCGGCAAATGGTGATATATATGTAAAAGATGAAAAACTTATCAGAGAAATGCTTGTGGCCCGATTCAACGCAAGCAGAATATGTGAACCAATAAAAATGGTAAAAGATCTTACATATATAACAACATTGAACGATATAACAAATGCTATTACACAGTTCGGCGACTTGGCTTTTTCAGTTTATAAGTACGGCTTTGAAGATACTTTTAAGGGCCTGAAAAAACCTTTTGATATATCTATGGAAGATCTCGGCATAAATGACTTGGCCTATGAGTTCGGCGATACTTCAAAAATATCAAAATGGCTCAAAAAGCAATTTCAAATTATCGGGCTTAATGCTATTGACGGCTTGGGTAAAAATACAATTATACAAGCTTCTTTGATAAAAGCTCAAAAACTGGCAAAAAGTAATAATGCTGACTTTGAAGCTAAACTAAAAAGGATATATGGCGAAGGCGCGGCAGCAGTAAAAGAAGATTTAGCGGCCGGCAAAATTACAGATGATACTATAATTTTTGCATACCACGAATTAGCAGACATACAGCCAATATCTGAAGATCAAGTAGCAGAGTTATACCAAAGTGGCGGCGGCTTTATGAAGCTGTTTTATACCTTGAAAACATACGGTATTAAAGCGCTTGATATTGCGCGTCAAGATGTAACTATGAATATTCAACAAGGTATTATGAACAAAAATAAAGGGCAAGTAGTAAAAGGCTTGAAAAACCTTGTAAGGCTGCAAATGCTCTTATGGCTGTTTGGCGTACCTATAGACGCACTAAAAGATTTACTTTCAAATAGAGATCTGAATATTTTTGAAAGTATGATAGATAACCTAATACCTACATTTATTGTTAATAGGTTTATATTCCGCGACGCTGGCAGAAGTGGACTTGGAAGCGCTATAGTAAACTTCTTCACGCCTTCAGTAGCGCCGGTAACTATTAGAACATTATCAGGTAAAAAGAGTGCGATCGCAAATATACCGTTAATCGGTAAACCGATTTATAACTGGTTCTTAAAAGATAAATAAAAAAAGGAGTAAGGAAAATGACAGTATCAAAAAACAACCCAGTAAACAATTATGCTGGTGATAGTTCTGTAACTCAATTTGACTTTGATTTTTTAATTGAGGACAGCAGCGAATTATTAGTACAGCATACAAATTCTTCAGGCGAACAAACAACGCTTACGCTTGATGTAGATTATTCTATACACGAAGTAGGCAATAAGAACGGAAGCTATATAACCTTCCCTATTGCCGGTTCAAGTTATTCTACTTTGGCTTCAAATGAAGTAATATCTTTATCTTTGACACTTGATATAGAACAAGACAAAGAATATGCAAACTCAAACAAGCTGAATTTCAGTACGCTTGAATGGAGTTTTGACTATATTACAAGAATACTTCAAATTATGAGCCGCTTGCTTGCAAGAGCTGTAAAAATTCAAGAAGGTTCAAATATTGATACCGATACACTTGCAGTAAACTTAAATAAAGTAGCGGATATTTCTGAAGATGTTTCTACTGTAGCTGCAAATACTACCGATATTTCAACTGTAGCCACAAATGTTTCAGATGTAAATACAGTGGCCGGATCAATTACGAATGTAAACAGTGTAGGCGATTCAATATCAAATGTAAATACGGTGGCCGGCGATTTAACGAATGTGGATACTTTAGCTGCGAATATTTCAGATGTAAATACAGTAGCTACAGATATTTTAGATGTAAATACTGTTGCTGATAATATGACAGATGTAAATACTGTTGTTACGAATATTTCAGATGTAAACACTGTTGCAGACGATATTACTAACATAAATACGCTTGCTGCCATATCTGAAGATGTTTCAACTGTTGCCGGTATTGCTTCCGATGTAACGGCAGTAAAAAACAACGCTTCTGATATTTCAGATGTAGCAAATGATTTAACTAATATAAATTCTGTAGCCGAAGATCTTACAAACATTGATAATGCTTCAAGCTATGCAGCTTTATCTAAACAGTATGCTATCGGCGATCCTACTGAACCGGCTGAAGGTTCTGCTAAATACTGGGCTGAACAAGCAGCAGCCGGACAAATTCAAACAGACTGGGATCAGTCAGATAATACTAAAAAAGACTATATTAAAAATAAGCCCACAAAATTATCTAACTTTATAGATGATAGCCAAACAACGCCTATAAAAGAAGCAAAAACTTTAACGGGCCTTACTTCAACTGTAACAGAGCTGAATATATTAGACGGCGCGACTTTAGATGTAAACGAATTAAATATACTTGACGGTGCTACACTTTCAACCACTGAATTAAATTATGTAGACGGCGTAACATCACCAATACAAACACAAATAAACAAAAAGGCAAATTTGATATGTCATACTGACCGTGATTTTGAATATGAAGATCCAAAGTTTATTACGGCTGATAAAGACAACATTACAATACTGGCCGGCACAAATATAAAATTAAAAAGCGGTGATTATTACAGCGCAGCTTCAGATACTTCTTACAGCTTTGCTGCTGTGCTTGATACCGGCTCTGTATCTAACGGGAAAGACTATTATTTTTATTTGAATAACAGCGGCGAACTTATAGCGTCATTAAACGAAACTGCGCCTACTGGTTATACTTCAGATGATGTCGTACAAATAGGCGGCGCGCATACTCTTTGTGTAGCTGTAACATCATCAAATGCGCCGGCCCTTCCTACTAATAGTTTTTGGAGTACACACCCAGCAATAGGGTATAATGCCGGTGATATTATCCCTAATAGTGTATGGACTGTAGCATTTAGAAGTTTAGCAAAAACCGGCAACAAGGGGCAAGTCTTAATAGATCATTATGGTATTGAAAAATTTTGGGTAGATATTTATTTACAGTCAGGTACAGGCACTTCTACAGCCTCTACTTATGCCGGTACAATAACAAACAGCAGACAGCCTATAAATCACCAATTTGATATGGACTTGGTAGGAAAGAAGCTGCCAACTGATAACCAATTTATGATATTTGCTGAAGGCTCTAACCAAAATACAAATATTGCCGGTGGTGCTATCCCGTCTTCAAAACTAACAGGCGGCTATACAGATACGGCCGGAAAAAGAATGATAAGCGGCTTCTTTGTAGAGTGCTGCTGCGGCTATTTATGGCAGTGGGGTGATGAAATCGGCTTTAACGGCCAAACTAACTGGTCAGCATACGACACAACCAATAGGGGGCAGTCGTACGGTATGCCGTACGTCTTGCATTTCGGGGGTGATTACGCTAGCGGTACGTACTGCGGTTCTTGGGCGCGTGCTTGCACCTCTTCCCGTACGCTTGTGGCCGCGACCCTTGGCGCGCGCGGCGTGAGCTGTCATTTTGAAAAACATCATAAATAATAAATCATAAACCAAAAAACAAGGATCTGAAGTCATAGATCATAAGTCATAAACCATAAAAAGGGTTATCGCCCTACCCGTCTTGCATTTCGGGGGTAATTACGATAACGGTACGAACTGCGGTTCTTGGGCGCGTAATTGCAACAATTCCCGTACGAATGTGAACACGAACAATGGCGCGCGCGGCGTGATATTGTGAGCCTTTTAAGTAAGGCCATAAGCTGGGGTGATGATCCTTCGTCTTCGGGCGAAAAAACAATGCGTAGTGCGGTTTGTTTTGGTAAAAGAAATTTGAAGATTCAAGCCGTATTTTTAAGGTGGAAAATGAAAAGAATTAGCAAACTATGGGAAAAACTCATAGAAAAAGACAACTTCTATTTAGCTTGGAGGCTGACAAGAAAGGGCCGGACAAGGCGCTGGGATATACGAAAATTTGAAAAAAATTTAGATGAAAACCTTGAAAAATTAAGGCAGAAAGTTATTAGCGGTAATTTCAAAACTTCTGAATATAAAAACAAAATCGTAAATGAAAATTCAAAAAGAAGACTTATTTATATATTGCCGCTTCCTGATCGTATAGTTCAGCACGCCCTTATAAATGTTATTGAAGATGTTTTTACAAAAAGATTTATAGATCATACCTACGGCTGCATACGCGGCAGAGGGCAAATGAAGGGCAGTGAATATGTCAGAAAACATATAAAAAAATATGAATGGTGCTTAAAAACCGATATTAAAAAATTCTATCCTACTATGGATCAGCAAATTTTATATGATGAAATTTGCAAAGTCATAAAAGACAAAAAGATTTTAGCTATGCTAAAAGATATTGTCTTTTCTATAGAAGGCGGCAAAAACTGTCCTATAGGCAATTTATGTAGTCAGCTTTTCGGAAATATTTATTTGAATAAATTTGATAAATATGTAAAGCACGAACTGAAAGTAAAACACTATTGCCGGTATTGCGACGACTGCGTATTTTTCGGCAACTCAAAAGAAGAACTATTTGAAATACAAAAGAAGGTAGAAAGCTTTATAAGAACAGAGCTGCGACAAGATTTAAGCTATAGTGAAGTTTTTAGAACAAAGCAAGGTATTGATTTTCTTGGATATAGACACTTTCAAGGCTATACAATTTTAAGAAAAAGAACAGCAACAAAGTTCAAAAGAGCTATGAACAGAATAAAATCAGGAAAAGATAAAAGAACCTTGCTGGAAAAATTAAGCACAATAAATTCTTATAAAGGCTATGCAGAACACTGTTACACATATAATCTCATAAGGAAGTTAGATATGAACAAGACAATAGCAAATTTGACAATTACAGAATTTAAGAAAATCGGGGCAATTCCTGATCTGCCGATAACCGGCAAAAAAGTAAGTATATTAAATTTATTTGGTAAGAGCTTGATTATTCTTGCTTGGAAAGAAATTAGCGTAGATAACAGGCCTACTGCTAAAATACAATTTACTTTGGAAGACGACGAAGAAGGAAAAATTTTAGTAGTGTTTACAAGCAGCTCTACAATACGCAAGCAGCTTTCTGATATAGATAAATCAAACTTCCCTATAAAAGCGGTATTAAAGAAACAAGGCGAAGCATACTATTTAGAATAAGGAGGAAAAATAAATGGGTTTTTATTTGAATGTAGAAAATGACAAAATAGTTAATTGCGGCAATTTTGATATTACTTCAGATACTACTAAAAGTTATGAAGTAACAGAAGAAGTGTACTATAACTATATCAAACACGAAGACAGGTACTTAATAGAAAATGACGAAGTAGTAGAAGATCCTGAATTTATTACAAGGCTTACAGCAGCAAATAAGCAAAACTTTGAAAATAAATTTTTGGCCACTTCAAAAGGAAATTATAGGCTTCAGCCTAAAGGTTATGCGAACGCGCAGCAGTCTGTAGATACTATCAATAATATGGTAAATGCACTTAACGGGCTGCCGGAAAATGTAGCAAATATGATTTTATTCTACCCTACGCCTGATTTTTCAAAAGAAGAACAATGCACGGAAGAATGGCTGGTAGCACATCAATATACTGCGCAGCCAATGACAAAAGAAGAATGGACTACTTATTATATTGAATTTTCTACATTATACGCGCAGAACCAATATAAACAGGCCGCAGCTTTATAAAATTATTTGGTTGGGCTGGTTGGGTATTTAACGAACGGCGCGCTTTTAGTTTGTTGAAGTTCGGGCAGGGCATAACACACAAGAGGGCTTCGGCCCTCTTTGTTGTGCAATAGGAGTAAAAATGCAGATCAAGAAAATAAGGCCTTATGAACCTTCTTTTGGTTATTCAAGCCCTCTGAAAACTATATGGAAAAAGGGCGGCTTGCCGACTGTCAAAAAGGGGTTTTATGGTGATACTTTAACTAAAAAGAATGTATCCCTTGAACACTTAAAAGCAAGGTCAAAAGGCGGTAAAACTATTTTAGAAAATTTAGTGCTTGCTTCAAAAGAAAAGAATAACTTACGGGGTAATGCTGATATAAAAAATTTTATAGATCGTGAAAATGTTTTGAATTATTTAATACAGTTTATGGGTATCAGAACAAAAAATTTTAACGGTGATAATTACATAAGCGCTATTATAAAAACACTTTCAGAGCTTGGAGTTAATTTATAAAGGAGGAGTTATGAAACGATTATTATTTGTACTTATTTTGCTATGCTGCGCTAATGTATGCAGAGCTGAAGAAATTGCAGAAGAACCGGCAGTAGTGGAAGAAGCTGAACAGATTATAGAAATGAAAGAAAATAAAATTATAGTCAATGTTCAGAAGCAGCCACTTAACGAAAATTCTAAACAAAAAATAGTCCTGAAGAAAAACTGGTTTGTAGTAAATATTCAGGTTAATGGGAAAGTAAAAGTAAGGCCAATGCAAATGCAATATGAGGTAGAATAATATGTGCAATTATAGCTATTCTGAATTAAATTTTATAAGTAAATTACCGACTTGTTTTTATAAATGCAAAGAATACTTTGTATGGCAAGATGATGAATTTTGCCGCGTCGCCTTTTCAGAGATTCCGCGCATAGAAAACAAGCTGATAAATACGCTGGTTATGACAAAAGACGAGATTAAGGCAGCAAAGAAAAAACCTTTGTATGTTGAAAATCAAGTAGAAGTTTTAGTAGTAGACAAGAAGAAAAAAAGAAATTTTGTTTTTACTATCAATGCCGGCTATGACTATGACGGGGCAAGCATACCGCGATTTTTTACAAGGCTTATCGGTTCTAAAGAAGATGTACGCTTCAAAGTCGCAAGCTTGATCCACGACATATTCTGTGAAAATAAACACTATGTAGATTACGACAGATACTTTGCTGACAAAGTTTTTGAGCGCCTTTTATCAGTCGCCGATACTTGCGCTTTCAACCGCTGGTTAATTTTTCATAGTGTTGATAATTACCAAAAATTCTGTGGGTGGAGGAATAAAGAAAAATGACAATAGAAACAGTCGGCGTCGTTATTTCAATAATCGTAGCTATTGTTGGCTTGATTATAAACATAGCGGCAGTCGGTATATATATAGGAAGGCTTGACGGCTTCAAAGACTTGGTAAATTTCAAATTTGATCAACAAGATAAAAAGCTTGAAAAACATAATAACTTTATTACAAGGGTTTATGATCTTGAAAGAAAAGACGGTATAAGAGAAGAACAAATAAAAGTCGCAAACAATAGGATCAAAGATCTTGAAGAATTTGTGGAGGCAAAATGAATATATCACAAAACGGCATAGAGCTTATAAAAAAATTTGAAGGCTGCCGCCTTGAAGCGTATAAATGTCCGGCCGGTATTTTGACTATAGGATATGGCCATACTGGTTCGGAAGTCCATTTAGGCCAAAAGATAACGCAAGAACAAGCAGAGAAATATTTGAAACAAGATATTACTATTCATAGTAATAATGTTTCAAGGCTTGTAAAAGCGCCGTTAAATCAAAACCAATTTGACGCCCTCGTATCGTTTGAATACAATGTGGGCTACGGTAATTTTGCAAGTTCAACTATGCTTAAATTATTAAATCAAAAAAAGTACACTGAAGCAGCAGCACAATTCGGGCGCTGGGTTTACGCAAATAAAAAGATCCTACAGGGCCTTGTAAAGCGTAGAGCAGCAGAAAAAGAACTTTTCGTAAAGCCTTGCTAATTGTCCTGACTTCTTTTGCTATTTCTTTTTTGGCACTCACTCTGAATAAGGGTGGGTGTTTTTTTACGCTGCAAGATCCAAAGCTTTTAGACTTGAAATAAATTCTTGACTTAATGCTTCTTTTAATTTATAAATAAATTGTCGGGGTTCTAACTTCGGTTTGTAGATCCCGCCATTTTTAGAAAATGGGTTATTTAATAATAATTCAAAGACTGAAGTAAGCTCTACGCTTACTTTTTTGTCTTTATAGGTAAAGTTCGAACCTATAATTTTTAAGATCTCTTGTTTAGTTTTTGGGCATGCCCTCTCATACAGTCGTGGCGCGTGTTTACAGAAATTTTCTAATAGGTTCGTACCTTCGTCAAAAGTTCGAGCCGCATTGTTGATACTCTTTAATTTTTCTATAAGCTGATCTTTTTCTTCATACCATAAGTTATGTTTTTCTTTCCAAAATTCTTCCGTTATTCTTCCGTCTAATTTGTCTGTATATAAATTATCTATACGGGCCTGAAGCCGTTTTATTTGCTTTTCTATTTCTTCTACGCTATGTTCTTCATATTCGCCCTTCAAGCGTCTTGTTTCTTTTATACCGGCTCTTATTAAGTCAAATATTTTGCTGTCAGGGTTAGGGATCTTTTTTATCAGATCCATAAAAACTTCGTCTATTTGTTCTTCCCTTATGTAATCTTTTCTACAGTCGCCGCCGCGCTTGCCGGTACAGTGATAATATACATACTTACCCTTTTTTAATTCTGCTGTAAGCTGGCAGCCGCAGTGGCCGCATTTTAATAAGCCGGTGTATAAAAATTCTGTATCGTGCTTTCTTGCTTTACTTTGGTTGAAGCTTCTTTGAACTGAATAAAAGATCTCGTCAGGTACTAAAGGTTCGTGTTTGCCCTGATATAAAGCGCCGTTATACATAAACTTTCCTATATAAAAAGGATCGTGTAATATGGCCAGCAGCCTTGCCTTTGAATAAGGTTTGCCTTTATGGTTAAAACCTTCTTCATATAATAGCTTACGCAGCGCTGCAATAGAATAAGTACCGTGATTATACATAGTAAATAGCTTGGCAATAAAAGGCCCGTTTGCTGGATCAGGTACGATTATTCTTTTACCTTCCGGCCCGTCTGTATTCATATATCCTACCGGCGCTTGCTGTGGATAATAACCCTCTTTAGCTTTCCTATTCTTACCTTTCTTGACTTCTTCGCTCAAATTATCAATATACTGCTTGGCCATAAGAACTTTTATGCCGTGCATAAATTTAATATGTGATGAAGAATGTTCACTTATTACCATATTTTCTTTTACAAGGTGTACTTCTAATTGCTTAAATTCATCAAGCGTAAGGTAATCTTTCAAGTTTCTATATATTCGGTCTGTTTTCTCTGCCAGTATTGCGTCTATATTATGTTCGCTAATATATTTCAGCATATTATTAAACTGTTTGCGGCCAGCCTTTTTGGCTGTTTCTGCCTCCACAAATTGAGCTTCTATGCTGAAGTTATTTTGTTTTGCGTATTCTGTTAAAAATTCTATTTGTGCCGGTATTGAAAAACCTTCACGCTCTTGGCGGCCTGACGATACACGCGCGTAAATTACTGCTGTCTTCATAATGAGATTCTAACACAAAAAATGAATGAATGAATAAAAATGTAAATAAAAAAATAACGGGCCTTTACCCGTTATTTAATAATAAGTTCATTATGTCTATATATGCCTTCGCTATATCCTGTTCGGATACTTCTTTTTTCTCTTGCGGAGGCAGCAATATAAGCTCTAATTTTTCTCGCATTGTTCCTCCATAATTGTTACTACTTGTTTTCTGTTTTTGTCGTAAACAACTCTATAAGATTTTTCTAAATGGTTCAGTCTATATAAAGTTATTCTGTTGCTTTGTCGTTCTATGAACTCCAGCCCTCCACTTTGGATCTGTTGTACAAGATCTTTTTGATTAAGAAGTACGCCGACGCGTTCAATAGAGCGACGCTCAAAGTGCTTTCTTTGGGCCTCTTTTTTGTTGCGCAGCTTCTTTCTTCTCATAAGCTATACCTCAAAATTTACTTCAAGATATTTTCTGCTTGCTAAATAATCGCATAAGTGTACAAAAGACTGCGCCTTGTTTTCCGGCTTCGGTAAAATTTCTTCATTTGTTTTCCAGTCTGTATTCCACTGGCCCATATGCGTTATTATGAGATTTGCAATACGCGCGCCTATATCTTTATTTTCGCTGTAATCTTTTACCCTTTCAGCCGCAATTATCGGGTGCTGCGCCTTTGCAAATTGCTGATATTCTACGCCGTGTTTCCAGCCGTCGTGCAATATCAATGCCGCTATAATAAAGTCTTTATCCTCTAACAGCCTTTTGAACATATCAAGCCTTAATAAATCATAAGCTATTTTTACTGCGGCTTGCGTATGTTTTACAAGTCCACCTTTACCCAGTGTATATTCAGGGTGATATTTGCCGGTGCTACTTGCTGCTACTTCAAAAAAATAATCAGGCAAGTGCCTGATCAAGTTTATTGTTTCGTTTCTTATGTCGTCATTTTCTATATAGACAAGTTCTTTTAAGAACACATCTGCTTTATCCATTTTTCCACTCCCCTTCTGCTACTATCTGATAGTCTTCTTGATACTTCCCTTCTTTATCCCAAAAGCCCATATCTACTTTTTTTGTCAAGCCTAAAGTTTCATAGATTATAGGATAAACTTTTTGCGCCATTTTGCTTCTTAAATCAGCACTTTGCAAACATCTTAAAGCTTCTGATTTTACTTGACCTTGTACCGTCTTTTTTATTAAGGCGTCTATTTCTTCATCATTTTTTAAGATGTCGTCTATTATTTCTGATAATCTTTTATTTGCTTCTGCCGCTATTCTTTCTTCTAATTCTACCGGCAATTTTATATTTATATTCATTTTTCCTCCTTACCAACTTACTTTTATAAAATTTTTATAGTACTTCACCTTATAGCCGTAATCTATTAAGCATTGTTCGGCTTCTGCGGTTATTTCATTATGTACCTTGCAAAAATTAAAGCCGCCTTGTATAGCGTCTTCTATAAGCATTTCAACGAATTTTAACTTATACGGCAGTGGTATATAAAATTTCTTGCCTTCATTTTTCGGTAATAATTTTTGTTTTGGTTTTATATGACATTTTGATTTTATAATATCCTCTGTTTCGGCCTTCGCCTGTTTTGCTGAAATCATTTATCCTCACTTTCTTTTAATTTCTTTTCTAAAAGTTTTTCTAATTCTCTACCAGTCTTACGAAGAAAATTTAATGTCGCTGAATAAATTAAAATCTTTTCTATTATTTCTTTATCAGATACACTCATTGATCTTCACCTTCTATAATTTTCAAAATTTTTTCAATAGCTTGGTACGGTTTTCTTATACATATTTCTTTTATTTTCTCTATGACATCTGCTGAATACCATACTTGCTCTTTGCCGATTTTATCTACTACCCATTTCATTATTTAATACCTCGCTTATTATGTTAATTAAAAATTTTGTATCGCAAGTATCACAAGGCGGCTCTACCATTTCTTCGCAATTATCACACTGATCGGCGATAAGAGTATTTTTTATTTTCTCTAAAATTTTTCTGTATTTATTTGCTTCTTCTAAATAGCGCCTTGCTTCATTTTCTTTTATTTTCAGATTTTCCTTCAAGCTATCTTTTTTCTCTGTCATTTCTACAATAACTTTGCCGGCTATATCTAATTGTTTTTGCGTGCGCTGCCATTGTTTATAGTAGCAGTCAGGGTTATGCTTACAGAAGTTATACCTTGTGCTGTTAGTTTTGCACTCTATGCAGCTTGTTTCTTTTGCGTATGGCATTGATTTTGCCGGACTATGATATTTGCCTTTAACAGAATTATTCAAAATATAATCGCAATTTATAACATCAACGCCGTTAATTATTAGTTCTTTCACTCAAAACCTCCCTTATTTTCTTTTTCAAATTATTATGAAGTATGTAATATTGCTGTTTTAATAACCACTTCAGAAGATCTTTTAAGCGTGCGTTCTCTGCTTCTAATCGGTTTATATCATCAACGCCCAGCATTATTATTCCTCCATTCTTTCAAATTTAGATTCTTTTACTACAAGCAAAGTATCATCATCACATTTGATAATTCTTGCTGCGTATAAAAATTCGTTAGTCTTTTCGTCAATTACCCTCTTTTCTTGTGTTGCCTTAAAAGCTTCTTCGTCAAGTTCTAAAACTATTCCTAAACTTTTAAGATCTAATCTGTATTTCATTCTTTTTCCCCCTCATCAAGCTTCAAAGATTTTCCCAGCGTTTCAAGAAAACCTAACTTACATAAGTAAGCATTACGGGCTGGCATATCTTTTGTCATAAACTCCATTAAAGAAGTTATATCAGCAATAAAGCCGCCTAAAATTTCCATAAGTTTTGTTTGTTCAGGTGTTAAAGTTTCACTCCATTTTTGTTCTGTCATTGTTTAATTTCCTCCATACTAAAAATAAAACCTCTACAATATTTCTCGCCGTCTTTGTCAAAAATATCGAACATATTCGCGTCGGGAATATCTACCGATCTAAAACTCCAACTATAACCTTGAACCCCTAAACTTGGGTGATCGTCGCCCCATACGGCTAAAATTTGTGTTGCGTCTTCTAATTGTTTTTGAAAATAAGGGCAGTCTTCATCTTCACATTCGTTCTTTATTACGCCGTCGTGGTTAAGATAAATTGTGCCACCGTCGTACATATCAAGTTCGTCATTGATAGCGCCCCTTAATTCTACAAGATCATCACTTTGCCCGTACACAACTACAAGCCCTGATTCTTTTGCTTCTTGTTCTTCGTCTTTTGTCATTTCACTTAAATAAAATCTACCGTTTAATCTTTCTGCTAATTCTTGTTTTGTAAACATTTATCTTCCCTCCTCAATTCTTTTTAATTGTCTGTCAAGTTTTGCTTCTTGTATCTGTAATACTTGCTGTTCCCAGCCTCTAAAATAAATAATGCCCTGAAGTACATTCAAGACATCTGCAATTTCTTCTATAAAATTTTCTTCATTAGGTGCATAAGCAAGCTCTGTCATTTCTTCTTTTAGCTTGGCTTTCTGCGCCTCAAAGCCATAGTGATTTATTATTTGTAATTGTTTCTTTTTCATTATTCCTCCTATAATATCCATTCTATATAAGGTTTCCCTTCGTACCCGTGTTCCCATATAAACCACGCAAAAGGTATCATACCGCCTTTGCTTGCGCCTTCACCTTTGGCCGACATTGTAAGACGCTTTGAAAATACATATACTGTTTTCAAAGGTGTAGTCTTAAACAGTTCGTATCTATCAGCGCTTTCTAAAAATGCCAGCCTTAAAAGCATAGCAACTTTACCCGTAGTCATTTTTAGGGCCTGTTCTATAAAAGGTTTTGCGATCTTAAATGGTGGGTTTGTAATAATATGTTTTGCCTTGTATATGTCCGGCAAGTCCTGTATAAAATCAAGGTTTCTAACTTCGCCATAACCTCTATCAATAAGATCCGTAGAAAATACTTGCAGCCCTTTTGACTTTAATATTTTACTTATAGCCCCGTCGCCGCAAGCACATTCCCAAACTACCCCCCCCCTCAAATACTTCCCGTTCTAAAAGCGATTCTGTAGCATAATCAGGTGTAGGGTAAAAGTCGTGTTCTTCTACATTCTGCCGCGCCATAAAAGAATTTTTAGCCATTGTTCCCCTCCTTGTAATAGTTGCAAATATAGCTTATTCTTATATCTGTTGCTGCGCTGTGCGATATTCCTTGCAAATTACATTTATAAAAATATCTGTTATATCCATTTGAAAAACAGACACAATACTTACAATTTTTACAGCATTGTTTTTCTTCAGATTTTCTATAGTTTGCTTCATATTTCCATTGTTGATATTTACTTCTGAATTTTATTGCCGGTTTTGTTTGCGGTATGTCTGCGCTAATTCCTAATTGTATCTGTTGCGCCATTCTTCCTCCGCTATCTTTAGATATTCTTTTACTATAGGTACATCTTTTGAAAGCTTCTCTACTGATACAATAAAAAAGCGCTTGGGCCTGTTGTCGTATCTTACAAAGCGTTCAAACTCTCGTTCAGTATATGCAATTCCGGCAGCGGTAAAATTACCATTATCAACTAATACAACCGGCAAGCTGCCTTTTTGTTTTATGTCTTTGTAATTATTTGAGATATAATCACTCTCAACCTCGCGGCCTTCTCGTTCTAAATAAGCTTCCTTGCTCTCATTGTCAGGATCTAAATAACAACCCATTTCTTACCTCCTTTAGTATTTACTATGCTTCCTATTAAAAACTAATTCCCAGCGTGAAACTCCGTACCACGCTTCAAAATCATCATCTGATAAATTATTTACAGACTGATTATGTATTTGTTCGTGCATTGATATTGGCACTAATAATAATTTTTGTTTTATCCCCCTTTCTTCATACCATTGTTTATTCTTGTCGTACTGCTGCTTCGGTATAAAATGATGTAAATTATGTGTGAAGTGGTTATAGTCAGCAGTACTTTTTATATTGTTCATTTCTAAAAGCCGGCAGCCGTAAATATCTTTTATGACTGCATAAATAGGATATTTTTTTATATCCTCATTCATTGTAGATTTACGCATTTTTCTTTTTCCTTCAATATGTATTTAAACCAGTTTGTTTTATTGCCGTATCTATCACAGCCTTTTTGCGGTTCGGTATCAATATAAAAAGAGCTGCCTTCAAATAGCAGCTTCTTCTTAATGTTCCGTATTACGCTCGGACAGTGCCTTATACCATATAATAAATGACACTGCATATTTGTTATAAAGCCGTGTTCTTTAAGGTGGTTATATACTCTGTCCGTTTGCGTCATTTTTTCTGCGTCTTTTATAGTATCGTTTGATATATAGTTCTGAACTTCTTTGAATAAATTGGCCGGCAATTTATCTTCCAAATAGTTCAGAAGGCTGTTTATAAAGTATTCACTCTTATTCATTACTCCTCCTTTGTCTATAATCTTTTCCGTTCAGCCGGATCAAAAAGAAGTCTTCTGATATTCTGCTTAAAATTGCTTTGCCCTTGCCTTCATAATGTGAAGTCATAGCGGCCATAGGTTTTTCAGTGGTAATTATTGTAGGCTTCATCTGTTCATATCTTTTATTGATAATTCCGTAAACTGTTTCACATACCCACTCTGTACCTTTTTCTTTGCCTAAATCATCAATTATAAGCAGCTCTACATCTGTAAAGCTTGATATATCAAAGTTTTCTTTTATCTCTGCTATCATTGAAACTACATTGATAAATTTTGCCGGTATTCCTTTTTGCATTACTGCTTGTGCAACTGCGCAAGCTAAATGAGTTTTACCCGTTCCAACTTGGCCAGCGCCCTCAATTATTAAATTTGTTCCTGTTTCTAAATATTTTTCTATATTGTCTACATAATCAAGGGCCATTTTTTTTGCGGCCTTTGTTATTGGATCGTATGTATTAAAGTTTTCAAAAGTTCTTAAACTAAATCTTTTATCTATTCTTGATTTTTCCAGCAGAACTTTTGCGCGCCTTTTTAATACAACTTTTTTGCAATATTCATCAACTTGTTTTATATCGTTTGTATCGTTAAAAATTCTCTCTGCTTCTGTCCTTACTTCGTAGTCTTCATATACAAGCCTGAAGTTTTCAGACATTACAAACAGATCCGCTTCTTCTTTCATCTGCTTAACCTCATATAAAAATCGTCGTCTTCCGCTTCTGTAATACCGGCAGATTTATTTTTTGCTTCCCACGTTCTTACTGCCGCTTTCCAGTCCTTCATAGCATTTTTACCTATTTTCCAGCCTTTACTTTCATAGAAATTTATAAAAGCTTCAGCGTCTATATTGTTATTTCTTTCAATACAATAGGCCCTTACTTCATCTACTGAAGGTTTTACAAAGCGTGTTTCTTTTACTGGTGTATCTATACTGTTTGTATACTCTTTCATAACTCTTTCATATAGGCCATAATGCTTCAGCATAGATATTACCTTTGTATGTGGCTTGCATTTTTCTGACAATTCACCATACTGAAATTTTATAAAATCGCTTACAAAAATATTGTTTTTATTGAGTATGTCAAATTGATGTTTCTTTTTATTTATAGCTTCAAGATCTTCTATAGAAACTTTTTCACCGATAATAAAAGAAGCCATTTTGAAATTACCGTTCCAAACTCCGGCGCAGTCGCAATTTTCAAAGATATATTTGATAAGTATTTTCTCTTTCAAAGACAGATCTTGAAACCACTCTTTTTGCCAAAGTTCAGTATCAACAAATCTTTTAGACATTATGACCTCCTAACCCGTATTTTGCAGCTACAGCCGCTTGTATTTCGCCAGCTTGCATAAACTTGACTACAGACTGAAGCCCTGATATTTTAGCTTGGTATGCTTTTAATACCATTTCAAGGCCCTTATATTCTTGTTCACATTCATTCATTCTGCTGGCAACTTTTATAGCTTCTTCTGTAAAGTCAGGGTGTGCAATAAGCATAGGTATTTTATTTTCAAAGGCTGCCCTACTTCTATGTAAGCCAGCCTTGTACATCATTACCGTAATTTTGTTAAGGCACTGCGCATATTCACTACGGGCGTTTTTATAATCAATACTTAACATTTGCATTTCGCCCGATTCCCGTAGTAATTGTTCTGCGAAGTCCTCAACTTGTGTAATTTGTTCTGCCATTGTTAGTCAAAATTATCAAGCGGATCGGGCGTTTCCGTCTTGTTCAATTCCTCTTTTACTACTTCAGGTATTGCATTACTAACATCTTTTACCGGCTCTGCGTCTATTACTGTAATTTCGCTAATTACTTTTCCTTCCATTTCCTCTGCTGTATAATCGTTTCCAATTTCTTCAGGGAAGGCTTTACGCAGCGCAGCAGCTTCGGCGCATTTTCCTAACTGCCCGTACGGTCTTTGTTGCCACATAGCATTAGGTACGCCGCCTTTTTTCTTTGCGTAATTTTCAAGCCAGTAAACTTTATCACCTACGAAGGCAACTCTTTGACCGGCAATATTTCTATATACTGTTACTTGTGCATACTTCGGGAAGGTTACTGTAACGCCGTTTATATCCTGTGTTACTTCTTCACCAAAAACAGTTTCATCAATTCCGGCATATTCTTTTGTACGCATAGCTGTTGTTCTTAATTCTGAAATACCTTGCCAAACAGAATCAACCATTTTGCCTTTTTTCTCATTCCATATAGGTACAATATGAACCGGCTTTTTTAGTATGTCTAAATGTCTGACTTTACAATAATCAACCGCCATTAAAATACTTGCGTCTGCTGCGTCAGGGTATACAGTTTCTTTTAATACTTTCCATTCTTGGCCGCCTATGCCGCGTTTTTTAAGTTCTGCAGCAATAGGGCCTACATTTTGTTTAGCTTCTGTCAGTGAATTTTCTACCATTATTCGATCCCTCCATATTCAATTCCGTGTTCTTTCATATATTGGCCCAGTGTTCTTAATTGATCTGCTGAACCTTTCACCCAAAATTTACGGGTGTAAATCTTAACCGGCTCTACTTGATCACTTACTTGATCGCTTACTTGGTCATTTACTTGTTCACTTACATTCGCTACTTGTTCAATAGACATTGTTTGTTCTACGCTGCCTTCTTCCATAATAGCTTTTTGGCGTTCTTCAAGTCTTGTTTTTTCTCTCAAAGCTGCTGCAATATCAAGCGTCTGCAAGTATGTATCAATTAAAGTAAGTTCCCATTCAGACTTTAGATCTTTAATAGTCTGAAGATCGAATTTTACTTTTTCAATTATTTGATCTATTTGCGTTTGAACTGATTTTATATTTGTTGTTGCGTTCAACCACTTCTTATCAAAAATTTTGTCATAGCTTAACAGCTTTGAAAGATCCCCTACAACAGCGTTAAAGTATTCTTTTATCTGTTCTTCTTTTTCAGACTTTTTGCGTTCTTCGTATTCTTTTACTTGCGTGTCTATTGCTGCTGCCGGTTCTTCAATTAAGGCAAGAAGCTTCTTTACCTTTTCTTCAAAATTATTGTAAGGTTCAAGGTATCTTTTCTTTACATCTTTGCGCGCCGCGTCAATTCTTTCTCTGAATTTATTAAGTGCTGCGCGATCCTCTTTTGCGTCTTTTATTGTTTCATCTGTGTAAGATAAATTCTGATATTTTTCTACTTGTTCCGTGATCCATTTCTGTAAATCATCATAATTAAATTCAATTACTTTTACGAAAGTATCAGGGTTTATTAGCTTAAATTCCATTATTTTTTATCCTCCTTTGGTTTTGATTTACTCAAATTTACTGAATAGTGCGGCGCGTTTTCGGCCCTCTGTTCATTGTCAGGAATTTCCCATAGTGTTAAAAATTTGTCTTCTGTAATTGTTAAAGGCAAAGCCGCGTCGTCTAAACTAACCGATATAAACATTTTGCCGGTTTCTTCGTGCGCTTTTACCCACGCTGATCCTATTCTCATTATTTGTGCCTCCTATTTGCTTTTCTACTTTCTTTTTGAATTTTGTTTAGTTTTCTGTTTTTTTGTTTGATTTTGATTTTTTCATTATGTGTAAGCATTATTTATCCCTCCTTTTATGACAATTCCAGCAGTACTCATTACCAAAATCATCACGCATTACCCAGTCGTGAAAACCTAATAGACATTTGATTTTATCTAAAAGTATTAAAAAATAGTTTCTTGGCGTCATTTCTTTTCCTTTCTTCTTCTAAAACTTCTTTGAAGGTCTGTGTAAGTAGAGTAGACTTGCCACTGCCCCTTCCTCCAATAAAATAAGAAGCCCTACGGTTTGGATCGCGCAAGGCTTCTTTAAGGGCGTTTTTTATTTCAGGTATTTGCATATTACACCCCCTGAATTATTAGCGGCGGTCTTTCGTCGCGTTCTACATAGCCCCAAAATTCCTCCTCTTTTTCATACAAATAAGCAAGATCAGAAGTACAGTTTTGCCGTTCTATAGGATAGTGTCTGATATGTATTTTGTTTTCTTTGAAAAAATCAGACTGGTTATAGTTCAGTTCTGTTAATCTTGCCTTTAATATTGCAAATTCAAAATCTTCTCTTACAAGAAAATAATGTAATATTTGTATGTAATAATTTTGCGGTATACGGTATTCAGTAAAATCTTTACCGCCCCACTTCACCCAGTCGGCAGCTCGTCTTATAGTGCTTGTTTTAATTTCCAGTACGCCGGTTCTTCCAGTTTCGCCGTCAGTAATTACGCCGTCAAAACTTCCCATAATAAAAGGTTTTTTGATGTTCCGGCAAGTTTTGTATTCGTCATTAGTTACATAATATTTTGGATAATCAAGCGCAAACAATTTTCTTAAATGATCTTCTGCTGCAACTCCAAACTTTACGGCCTCTTTTTCTGAAACATCTTCTTGCTCTCGTCTGCCGGTTTTTATTTCCCATAATTCTACATTAGACATATACGGGTTTAGTCCTATAATTGCTGCTGCGTCAGAACCTCCTATACCGGCCTTGCGTTCTTGCAGCCATTCTACACGCCCCATAGCATAGCCTCGTCGCGTTCAGCCTGAAGCTCGGCCCAGTCTGCGTCATACTGCATTTGCTCTTTTACTTCAAGGTCTATGTCAGCCGTTTTTTTTTCTGTTTCTAAATTCCTTTTTAATACTTCTTTCGCGAAATCGTAAGCCTCGTTAAGCTTATTCATTTTTTTAATCTTGCGCATATCCGCTTCTGCATACATAAAAGCCGGAATATCTACTTGGCCTTCTGTCTGCTTTTCATAATTAAGAAGTAAATACCTGAATACAAAATTTGTTTTCTTTCTCTCAATAGCAGATTTAATCAAGTATTTTTTTCTTCTTGCTGCTTCTACTTTTTTCTTGATAAAATTGATAATCATTTTACACCGCCTTTCTTTTTCTTTGTCTTATACTTATTCTTTTTATTATTCTTTTTCTTCAAGACTACCTTTGGTAGTCTATCCAAACTCTTTGGATACTCTTTATATAGTGTTTTAATTTTTGTAACAATTTGTATAAATTCTTGTTACAGCCCACAAACCTTTTAAGCTATGGGCTGTCAAAGAATTTAGACTTTGTTTTTGCAACGCCGATTATAGCCCGTTCTCTTTATCTATTTTTACTTCAGATACTTCAGCTTCGGTCGTTTTACGCTATTCAATTTTCAATGTACTAACCTTAAAAAAGGACATAAAAACCTAACCCCAAAAACTTGATTTTGGGCGTCGTTTTTATTAAAATGTTTGTAGGAAAAGATTTAGGCTGCTAACCTACCTCTTTTCTTCAAAAGATCCAAAACAGCTTCTTCAAACAAACTATTGCGCGAAGTGTTTTCATCTTTTGCCAACAGTTCCAGCTCGTCAATAATATCAATGGATAAGTAGCCAGTAATGTTGGTTTTGTGGACTTTACGATCTTTCAAGATTTGATCTCCTCAAATTCATTCATTCAATTACAAACCTATTGTATTAAAAATTAAAACACTTGTCAAGAAGTTTAGAACATAAATAAGTAAATATACACCAAAAGGAGTATAAATATGCGTTTCAGTAAGGTATTAGAGATTTTACAAAACTTTACATACGGTAATGTAAATCAGTCGGAATTAGGCCGCGTGCTTGGCGTTAGCCGTTCTAACATCAATTATAAAAAAGAAAATGATGTAGAACTTTCTGAAGAAGATGTCAAGAAAATTGAAACATTTTACGGAATAGAAATACAACAAAATGAAAATACGGTATCTATACCTGTTTTGGGTGATGTAGAAGCTTCTATGGGTTATGGTGTTACTGTATATAATGAAAATCAGACAGCAATTTATAATATCAGCAAACAGCTTGCGCGCGATCTTGGAATATCTGAACAGTGTACAAAGATGATATTTGCGCGCGGAAATTCTATGCTGCCTACTATTCAGGGCGGCGATAGCTTATTGGTTGATATGTCAAAAGTAGAAGTTTACGACGGTAAAATTTACTGCATACGCAAGGAAGGTCAATTATATGCAAAAAGGTTGCAGAGATTATCTGCAACACAATTAAAAATTATTAGTGATAATAAAGACTATGAGCCTATTATAATTGACTTCAAAAAAGATATTGATACAGATTTTGCTATACTTGGCGAAGTACGCTGGGCCGGAAGGGTATTTGTTTAATATTCAGGATATAAATATATTACATTCGGCTGCTGAAACATAGAATCAAGCATTATATTTGTGTCAATACTTTCTAAAGCCTTTGCGCCTCTGTACAAATTTGGATCTGTTGAAGGGTAGTTTTGTACGGCTCTTTGGTTTTCTTCAGGAATATAAGCCGGTCTATAAACTTGTGTAGGTATATAAGGTTCAGCGCTGCGCTGCGGAATATAGATATTTGGATAAGTGCGATTTTTTACGCGATTTTCTGCCGGTTTTTTCAGTGGTTCTGTTTCTATTTCATATCCTTCAGGAATTTCAGCGCTTGAAATTTGGGTATTTAATTTCTTTATTTCTTCAATATGCAGCCGGTTTTCATTTTCTGCATTTTTAAGATCTGAAGTTGTTTGGTTGAGATAATAGCCCATTATGCAATTTGCTATAATAGAAGCTGCAAGGGCTGGTATGATAATTTTATTATACATTTGTTTCACCTCGCAATATTGGGCGCAGCCACTTTGCACCGCCGCGCTTGATGTAGTTTTCATATTCAGGATCGGTCATACTTATTTTTCTTGGCCGTACTGGGTTTTCTTTTCTATAGCCTAAAGGTTTTCCAGCGCCTTCGCGCTTGCCGCCTCTGCCGGTATGTTCTGTCATTGTAACTCCTTGATTTTTTTATCAAGTTCTTGAACTTGTTTTACATAAAAGTTCAGAACCTTTTTACATTCTTTTAAGTGGCGCTTCTTCCGTCTTACGATCTCGGCGAAGCGCTGCCGTTCGCTTTGAAGTTCTTGTAATGTTGTCATAATGCCTCCTTATTTTATCATAAATATACAATAGTGTCTTCGCTTGTTTCATAATAAATACAGCTGGCTTCTTTATGTCCTCTGTTTTCAAAATATTCATTATCCCAGTCGAGAGGTTCGTATATAACGGTAGTTTTTCTTTTGCAATTATATAAAGGTGTATGATCTTTTAATTCATAGTTTGACTTTCTGCCACAATATTTACAGTCTGCCATAGCACATAAAACTTTAGCCATTATTCCTCCAAAGTGTCTATAAAATCATTCAAATATTCAACTATTGATTTTCTTTCTACTGGGTATAAATATAAAACATTTTGATCTTGTAGATAGCCGATAAATTCCGCGATCCTATATCCTTCAAGATATGGTATTAAGCTGCCGTCTAATTTCGTTGATACAAATACGCCGTTTAAATTTGTTTTCATAATGCCTCCTTATATTTTGTTTAGTAAGTATTCTGCTGCTTGGTATATATCACCGGCGAAGAACTCGGCCGCGTAACTCTCACAAGTTGCGCGGTTGTCTTCTATAAATTTGTCTAATTGTTCTTGCGTAAAATTCATTGGGCCTCCTATGCTAATTTGAACTT